CGCGGACAAGACCGCGCTGGCGATTCAGCTGTTCGGCCGCTCCGGCGCAGAGCTGATCCCGCTGTTGAATGGAGGGCGCCAGGCTATTGCCGACGCGGGCGCGGAACTTCAGCATTTTGGCGGCGTGGTGACCCCGGAGGCCGCGCGACAGGCCGAGCAGTTCAATGACAACCTGACGCGGATGAACGCTGCGTGGCAGGGGCTTGTCCAGCAGATAGGCATGGAGGTTCTGCCAGTTATGGCGGAGCTCACCGAGTACCTGCTCGAATGGGTGAAGACCGGAGAGCCGGTTGGTGAGTGGATTAACAGCCTGTCCTCTTGGTTTTCAGAGCTTGCGCCATTCATCGCCACGACGCGCAAGGAGATCGAGATGATCACCCGCGCGTTGCAGAACCTCGGGCTTGTCGAAAGCAAAACCAGCCTCCCGTCCGGCACCCTGGAGCGCATACTCCCCGGTGACGTGAAGGCGACCGCCGACATGTTGGACAGCATGCTGGGATCAATCGATCGCGGCAGCGTAAGCGCCACGCCCGGCAAGACGTCTGTGCCTTCCATTCCCAAAACTGGCGCAACCACTCACCCGCTGCTCATCCCGCAGATCCCGCCCGGCACCATCGACGACATCTATGGCGCAGGCGAGGCAGTCCGGACGCTATCGACGGAGATCGAGACGGCAAACAGCTACGCCGACAATTTGGCGCGATCCATCTCTGACGGCCTCGCCATGTCCCTCACCGACATTGCTTTCAACGCAAAGTCGGCGGGTGAAGCCATGGATATGCTGAAGGCTTCCGCGCTCGACATGCTGCAGGGCCTCACCGATCAACTGCTGCGCTCCGGCCTCAACATGCTGCTCGGCGGATTGATGCCCGGCGGCGGAGGCCTCGGCGGCTTACTCGGCAGCTTCGGCGGCTTCTACGCCAACGGCGGCACGCTCGGCGCTGGCAAATGGGGCATCGCTGGCGAGGCTGGCCCTGAGATCATCCACGGTCCGGCTCGTGTCACGCCGATGGAAGGCCGCGGCGGCATCGTGGTGAAGAACAACGTCATCAACAACTCGAGCGCCCAGGTGCAGACCCGCGCCACTCAGAACAACGATGGATCGATCGACATCGATACGTTCGTTGAGGACAAGGTCATCGACGCGCTGGGCGGCGGCCGGGCGGCGCGCGTCATGGGCGGACGCTACGGGGCGCGGATCATGCCGCGGAGGACGTGATGCCGGACGTCGCATGGCCGAACACACTGCCCGCCGCTCAGCAGTACGGGTTCAGCGAGAAGCCCGCGGGCACTCTTGCGTTCTGGACGGCAAACGAAGGAGTCAAGCCCTTGCGCCGGAAGCGGTTCACCGGGCTGGCCGTCGTGACGTCCTATTCCTTCGTGATGACGCAGGCTCAAATGGCGGCGTTTCGCACGTTCTGGGCCGGGCCGCTGGCGTCCGGCGCGAACGACATCACCATGTACGATCCCGCCGTTGCTGCAAACGTTCGGCTCACGCCCACCGACACATACGAGGCACAGTCGGTGACGTTCGGCGTCTGGCAGGTCACCATTCCTGTTCGCCGGGAATTGGCCTGATGCCCAGCGCCACGGCCGTCCGCGCATTGCTGGGGCTCGAACCGGATTCGGTCGTGCTCGCGCTGCTCACCATTGAACACCCGGAGATCAAGCCGATCCGGGTCACGAACAACAATGAGAACGTCACGTCGAACGGCAACACCTTCATCGCCTATCCGTTCAACATCAACCTGCCGCCCGACGCCGAAGACCCCGGCGCCGCCGAGCTGCAGATCGCGAACGTCGACCGCTCGATCATCGAGGCGCTCGAGGCCATCACGGACCCGGCGATCTGCACCGTGCAGATCATCCTGGCCTCGACGCCGAACGTCATCGAATACGAATGGGGCAACCTCGTGCTGCGCACCGCGACCGCCGATGACCTTACCGTGACAGCACAGATCGGCCACCCGCCCATCGACAACATGCCGTACCCGCCAATGCGCGTCACGCAGCGCGATTTTGAGGGGCTCTATTGATGTGGGCTCAAAGCTATCTCGGCATTCCTTTCAAGGCCCACGGCCGGGGCCGCGCGGGGTGCGATTGCTGGGGGCTCGTGCGGCTGGTTTATTCCGAGCAGCTGAAGGTCGACCTGCCCGACTTTGAGGTGGTGTCACCTGATGACGCAGCAGCGGTGCCGAACGCAATCGCCAGTGAGAAGCCGCGCTGGCAGCAAGTGGCGTTTGAGGACAGGCGAGAATTCGACGTCGTTGTGATGCGCGCCCGGCTTGTGGTCGATGGCGTCGCCGTCTCGCCTGAAATGCATGTCGGCGTGGTCACGCCGGACCTCAAGATCCTGCACACGCAGCTGCCCGCAGGCGTGGCGTGTGTCGCCGCCGATCATCCGACTCTCGCGAGGCGGATCGCTGGGGTGTGGCGTCGATGAGCCCGATTCACGTCGCCGCCCGGTTCGATCTGTTCAGCGCCACGCCCGACTGCGTTTTCACCACGCCGCCCGGTCTGACCATCTCACAGATCGTCGAGCGCTGCGGCCCGCCGGAGTGGTTCCCGGTCGTCGGTCACGTCGCGATCCGCACCGCGGCGGGCGTGGCCGAGGTGATGCCTGAGAACTGGCCCCGCGTCCGCCCGAAGGCGGGCGTTGCCGTCGCGGTCTATGTGTTGCCGATGGGCGGCGGGCGTGGCGGGGGTGGTGGGGGCAAAAGCATCCTCGCGACAGTCGCGACGCTTGCCGTGCTAGCCGCTGCGACCGCGATTTCAGGCGGGCTTCTAGGTCCCGCAGGTCTTGGCCTGTTCGGCGCTTCTTTCGCTGCGGGCGGGCTGGGCGCCACGCTGCTCGGGGCGGGCGTCGGCATCGTCGGCAGCCTGGCCATCAACGCGCTGACGCCGCCGCCCATCGCCCCGAACCTGCGCGCCGACGGATCTTCTGTGGCCGGCGCGGACACCGCGGCCCAGCGGATTGCCGGGATCAATGGCAACGTGCTGGCGCGCGGCAACCAGGTTCCGACCGTGATCGGCACCATGGTGGCAAGCCCGCCGCTTCTCGCGCGGCCCTATACGTCGTTCGTGACCGGCGATCAGTACGCTCACGCCATCGTCGGGCTCTGGGGGCGCCACGCAATCGCGGACATCAAGATCAACGGCACCGACGTTGCGCTCGTGCCGGACCTTGAGATCGAGACCTTTGAGGGGCTGCCCACTGACGGCAAGATCACGGTCGCGCCGAACACGGTCATCGAAGACCGCACGGTCGGGCAGCTGTCCGAGTTCAAGCTTGACCGGACGAACACGACGACGGTGGAGACCGCCTCCGACCCCCCCGCGAGCTTCCCGCAGTGGCACTACGCCACGACCGATGGGACGGCCGACCGGATCGTCGTCCGGATGACGTTCCCGTCCGGGATCGTGTGGAACGACGTGGCAACGGGCAATCAAACGCGCCTCGGCGTGCCCGTGCGCCTTGCCATGCGCAGGCTTGGCGACAGCGCCTGGATCAATTTGCCCGAGATTCACTTTACGGACCCGGACGCCACCGTCAAAGCCATCACTCAAGAGATCGTGATCGACTGGGAGACGCGGCAGCCGAACCAGCGGACCACGCTTGACGCGAACCTGCACTGCTACCGTGTCTACGGCTTCACGGGCGGCGGCGCGGGGTCGTGGACGCCGGACGCTTTCTTTCTTCAGGGCGCCACCGACTATATGCCCGCGAATGCCTCGATCACGCGGGACGGCGCCACGCTGCACCTCGCCGACAGCAGCATTCCGCGCGGACAGTACGAGCTCCGCGTTATGCGCGGGTTGTCCTATACCAACATCGCGACCGGGCCGTCGTCACACCCGGGCCGCCTGTTCGACACGGACGGCACAACGGTGCCGGTGTCGCAGCGGGACAAGGTGTCGTCGCTCTATGTCGAGACCGTTCAGACGTTCCGGCGCGCCTACCCGATGAATCAATCGCAGCCGCTGACCCTGATCGCCGTCAAGGGGCGCGGCCTGCAGATTGAAAGCATATCCGCGACCTTCACGAGTTATGCGCCTGTCTGGACCGGTTCCGCCTGGTCTGCCACGCCGTCGCAGACCGCGAACCCCGCCGCGATCTACCGGCGCATGCTTATGGACTATGACGCGGTGACGGGCAAGCTGCCCGCGGCGATGCGTGATGACGCCGGGCTCGGCGCGTGGTTCGCGCACTGCCAGGCGCGCGGCTATGAGGTCAACGCCGTGCTCACCGGCGGCACGCTTCGCGAAATGCTGCAGCTGGTCGCGGCGGCGGGCTGGGCGGTTCCGCTCTACGGCCAGAAGTGGGGCGTCGTGATGGAGCGCGACCGCAGCGCCGAGACGCCCGTTCAACTCATGACGCCGCTGACCGGGCGCGGCCTGCAGTGGCAGAAGGCGTTTGACGCGTTGCCACACGCCATCGCCGCCGAATTCGTCGATGCCGGGCGAGACTACAAACCGCGCGACGACGTGTTCGTCTATCGCACCGGATACAGCGCACAGAACGCGACCGATTATGAGACGGTGAACTATCAGGGCATCACGTCCGAGGCCGCGGCCCGGGCGCGGGCAACGCTCGATCTCGGGCAGCTGCTCTATCGCCGCGCGACCTATAAGCTCGACATATGGATCGAGCACTTGATGGCTCGACGCGGTGATCTTGTTCTGTTGTCTCACGACACGCTCGGCACGCGCTACGCCTTCTCGCGCGTCAAGGCGGTGACGACATCGGCCGGCAAC